AACCCTTTATGGCTTCTTGACCAGTCCTTCATCAATTCTTCGTGAGTGTTTGCGAGCCTCGCCATTTCTTCTTTAGGTATTTTCCCACCATGCGTTCGGACTATTCTCGAATACTGTTCAGCTAAATCTATTGTCTTCCAAGCATCAGCATTGCGTATACCCAGTTTGGTTAGTTTCGCCGCAGAAAACGCTGGTCCAAGTAGCCATGTTGCCGGATCAAGCATGATCCCTGCTGTTAAAGATCCAGCTGTACCTACCGCTTTGCCATACTTGCTATCAGGTGCCGCGTCTGGCATGAAAGGCAGATACTTGTTGTGCATCCTCATTGAGCCATTGAACATGTCCAATTTGTTTGACTGTAAAACAGCTAATGCTTCTTGACTGTCTTCTCTAGCTAAAGACTCATACCAATTCTCATATAAAGTTATTGCATCTTCTGTTGGTCTGCCCCGTGCTTCCATGTCATCTTGGAAATATTCACCGACCGCATTAGTCCCATCAGCCAAATACATTCTTAAAAGCTTTGTTCTTTCTGGACCCACTAAATCTATAGCATTAGCAATAGTGTCTTTGCTGTAGGAATCATTTTGTACACGGGTGTGGTTCCATGCTTCTCTCCATTTCGGAGGTTTAAACATAGAGTTAGCACCAAGCTCTTCTAAGTAAAGTAAACTTCTACCGAAACGCATACCAGATCGGTAGCTTTTCTCAACACCTTCCCAAAGAGCTGAACCTACAGCACCCAAACCAGCACCAACAGCTCTAACTGGGAGCGCCAAAGCTTTTGGTATAGCAAGAGGGGTACCCCAACTTCTGTCATCCAAATAATTGTCAAAAGGATTTAAAGGAATATCCCAAGTTAAAGCCCGTTTCCACCAAGAACGATCATCTGCTTTTTCATCAGGCAACTCGTAACCAGCACCCAGCATCATTTGTTGAGTAGACGGTGGAAGATTAGCAAATTCAGAAGGCTGAAAAACTTTAGGTACCATCTTAAAATTCTCTACCTGTTGCCTTAAATAGATTTGATCGTTAGCTGTGTAAAGAGTTTCAAGCTGTTGATCTATAGAAATATTGCTACTAGCTAACTCAACTAACTGCTTAGAAAGATCTGGTCCTTGTATGAATCTACCTGCGCCGCTTCGCATGAGCGTAGCAAAATTCTCCCCATACATAATCGAGTTGAGATTATCTTCTCGCCCCCAGTTTCGGTTACTTGATGTAACAGGGTTGAATCTAGAATTGACCATTACGTAAATGGTCTTTCAAATCATCTGCCGCCATTCTGACAGCAGGATCAGCAACATGTTCCGCTAAGTCACTTAAAAAAGCCGCGGCTCTAGTTTTTTCATCAATAACAAATCCTTGAGGTTGTGATCTTATAAACGATCCCTTTTCTGTTAAAGGCGTTACAGTATTTTGAAAGTTTTTCGCCGCTTCTAAAGGATTAGCAGTAGCCATTTGTTCTGTAGGTGCAGTAGCCCCAAGAGTAGGTTCCGACATATCCGGCATACCTATATCTTTAATCAACCCTTCATTTGTTTGAACTTCACCATAATCAGCACCAGCCGCCATTGGTGTTGTTTTAACAGGAAGATTCTTTTTAGCTCTGACCATCAGCCAGTCCTTAATGCACTAGCTAACTCTTGTACAGCTCCCGGAGAAAATGCTTCGGTAGGTTGTTCAGCTGGAGGTTGCCCTAATCCTTCTGGTCCAGCCGCCATTCCCATCGCTTCTTCAGGTGCCATCATTTGACCCTCTTGAGGTGGAGGAGCTATCGCCGCTTGTTCTTCACGGATTTCACGATCAGCTTGTTCTATAGCTTCAAAAATATCCAGCCCTTTCTTTCGGTGCTTTTCTATTTTAGAGACATAAACAACTGGTAGCTGTCCAGATAATGCTTGCTGTTGTATCGCTTGCATTACTGCTTCTTCTAAAAGCTCTTCATCCACCCTACGTCCTTCAGCTTCAGCATCCTCAATAAATGGGTGCTTAGTACGGAAGGTGCGAAGACTGATCCCTTTCATTCCAAGCAACTGACCTAATTGAATTGTCGTTCCTTGAATGTCTGCGCCGGGGATTGAGTATGAAACCACATTATCATATGTCTCAAAATGTTCGTTTGGAGTGAATTCTACTTGACCCAAATCCCCAGCGTAACCAGTGAACATAGAGAACTTTTTGTTACCAAAATAACCTTTATAAGAAGCGAATAAACATTCGTTCAAATGAGGAAGATGAGCCTCCATAATCTCTTGCATCTCTTGGATGCGCGGATCAAGCGCCGCGCCCATAAGGGAATCGATTCCTCTACCGGTACGGAGCGCTCCATAAGTTTCTCCACCAATCTGGGGAACGGTTCCTGTTGAAATACGAGCATTTCTTTCCAATCTGTCGATGGCAATATTTGTACTCGGATCAGGAGTTGATCTTAATTCACCTATTTCTTCTGCGTCGAGGAGTATATTCACCTCGCCTTCACGACCGTCTTTCCATTCACCTCCGACGATCATAGGCACTTGACCCGATCGTCCTATTATATACCTATCAGGGAAGATAGCTTTTTCTTGCGCCATTATTTCCAACGCCATCATTTTTGACATAAGATCCACGATTCCTACAACATTCGATATTGAGGAAGCGATCTTATCTAAGCTGACTCGACCCGGAGTTATTATGCAGGGCATACCTGCTTTGTTAGGTGCGCGTGATAATTCGATCTGTGTACTATGTCTAGAATAAGTATTGTTCTCAAAGAAATGATGATACCTCGGTCCCATAATGCCGATAACTATGTGTTCTTCATCTACCCATTCACACACATCCCACAATTCTTGCCGTGATGTTTCATCTGTATTTACAGGACCACCGTTTTCAGTTCTAGAAGCAGGGTAATGCGCGCGTAACCAATCACCTGACTTGCCATAAATAAAACCACAGTTGCGTGGAGGGTCTACGTCTTCATACGCTTTAGGTTCTGGATAAACACCAAGAGGATCACGAACATCGATACGTGGGAGTCCTTTATCAAAATCTGGTGTTACCACTAAACACGATGTGGCATACCCAGCTAAATGCCGATAAGCACGACGCATTTTAATTTTATATTTAGATGAATACCATGTTGCAGATAACGCTCTTCTGCGTATATCTGCGTACTCTCTTGATCTAATACCACGTTCTTTCGACTGATCTATAGCAGGACATCCAATAAAAGGCATAACTGATGCGGCTCTTTGAGCTATTGCATCAATGTTTTCTGATATTAAAGCAGGGGTTAATGGTGGAAGAACAGGTTCTTCATCCATAGATGGAAGAGGTATAACATATTCACCGTTATACCTTTCCTTTACCTCAAGCATCCGATCCAATAAAGGGCTTTGTGCATCTTGTCGTTGTCGTATTATTGATACAATTTCATCAAATGTATACATTAATAAACCTTACTGTTAGATACACTTGACTTCCACGGTAGTCCTTTAAAGTTGAATTGTGAAGAGTCCACACTATATGATTGTTTCCTTTGTCTCCATAGTATCCATATAAACCAGAGCGCCATGACCTGATCCTGCCTTAGTCTAGTACCGCGTTTTAATGGCCGCCATGCTTTAAGCTGTCTTATTAGTTCATCAGCTTGATGGCGTGTAGACGGATCATCCGCATAAGGTATGTCCATTTCCTCACGCATAAACGATAAAGCCATTGATGGTACCCCAATAGATTCATCATATTTGTTCACACCAGTTAAATGTTCCCTCACACGGAACCCGTAACGCTCTGTCATTTCTACAAGACGTTCATCACGCGATAAACCTTTTTGGAACACCATCGCTTCTATAACAACATCTGTTACAGATGAACCATTTTGTCCACATCTCTGCACAGCTTCTTCAACAATGCCGAGTATCTGCTCATTACGGGTAAGCCCCACATCTTCACGAATGAAAAGAATCTTTAACTTCCCTTCATGCGGAGTAGCCGCTATAACACAGTTATTAGAACCAAGAGCAGGGTCTACACCTATATAAACACTACAATTTTTTGGTGGATGATGATTAACAGAACGTAAAGGATTCAAACATTTCTGTATAGATTCCTCATCAAACGTAGCTTCAGCAGAAGAACTCGGCTGTTGCATATAGTTACGCGACCATGCCTCTTCCCCAACCTTGCGTCTAATCCTATCAAGCGCATCCATAGAGAACATCTCTGGCCATAAAGGTTCAGGTTCTCCATCATCATTAGTAATGATCGCAGGGAATCTAATCACAGAAAGAATATCTGGATCTATCTCCCTCATCACACGCTCATAAAAATCGTCTTCACCTACACGAGTACCATTAATACTTGTTCGACCGTTCTCACCCGGACGGGTCAACCAGTCCTGTCGGAAAATCTCGAACATCTGTTCAGTCAAATTTAAAGAAACACGAGATTGTATATCATCAATATGTAGATGGTCGGTACGTGTACCAGCGATCTTTGATCGCCACCCTAAAGAAACCATAGAATAATCACGCTCATCGTGACGAGCCTTCTTAAATACGTTAAAATAATCAGCACCCCACGCTTGAGCAGTTTTACGACCACTCTGGTTTTGAGGTACGAAAGGTCCATATTTAGCTACATATTTAGGGAAAGGTCCATGAGGTTCCATCCGGCTACGTATACGCCCAAGAATTTTGCGAGCCATGTCTTGTCCCTCAGATCCGACGGTGATCCTGAATTCGGGGTTTGTCGCCAGTTTGTAGCAGAAGTAGTCCTCGGCGAGCGTAGTTTTGCCGTGTTCTGGCGGCCAGAGAATCAGGGTGATGTTTCCGGGTGGTGTGTTTTCGTACGCTTCGATGGCTTTGATATGGAACCAAGGGGACATGTGCCCGAAATAGTGACTTCTGAAACTTTGAAAAGTGCCGTCCCACTTATCCACACCGCCGTCAGCGAGCGCTTTCGCCCTGATGGAGTCCGCTTTCTCAGCGAAATCAGGTATGCGTTGTCTCCACTTATCGTAAGCGGATCGGGTGACACCAGCGATAGCACACGCCTTAGAGATAGTTCCATGCTCCGCGAGTCCTTCAAGGAACAATTCACGAGTCTTCTGTCCCCTGACTTTGCTGACGTTGCCGCCATGCTGTTCATGCGTAGTATTAGTCATGGTCCCTCTTGGGTTAAGAATGATCGAAGATTGACTTCGCTACCTCTAACTCAATCGTTTCGGCGGCGATAACACCTTCATCGCCCTGAAATTTTAATGTGTGAGTACCAACCTCATTTAATGTCACATCAACATAATATACACCTGTTGAACTTTTTGTTGCCGCAGGAGTGGCATCTGTGCCACCTGAAGGTTTACGCCAAGTAATTGTCACATCATTAGCGTTATCTGTAGGGTCAGCGAGTGTGCCATCAGTGGTGAAGTTCGCTGTTACACGTACTGAGTCTCCTTTGTCGTATGTTGCCATTAAATCTCCTAGCCTACACTTGCTTCAAGAGTAACATGATGGCGGGAGGAAGACGAGACTGTTACGTGAGGTTTAGGGTATTTTAGAAGAATGACAGTAGTCATACTAGCTG